TTGTCGTGTCTATCACAACAAAAATCTATCCATTCTAACATCATAATTGTAAATATAAAATAAAAATCCCTAAGAAAGAAATCTCCTAGGGATCTTATTCAAAAAGATCAATTTTCTTATAACTGCTTGATCCTCTGTAACCTTGTCTCTGGTTTTCCCTTATATTCGGTATGTTTTACCGTTCCGCGAATCCTTATCCATTCAGGTTCTTCAGTATCCATTGATTCAATGGGAGAACTTCCAACGTATTTCACGATCTTATCATCTGCTGTGATATATACTGTAACGTTAGAGCTCCCATACATAGTTTCAAACCAAAATGACCTAAGCTTCTTAACCTCTAATTCAACCTTTTCACCATTTCTAAAATGATGACCGCCTTTCTTTTCTTCTTCAAACCTAGCCACCTCTTCAAGAGTAGCATAATTATACCTTACATCAATCCATTGCTCTATTCCATTTAGTGTATGGAATTCGCTAACAACATGTGAATATCTAACAATTTCTCCAAGCTCAATTAACCTTCTCCGTGCCCATACTCTGCGCCTGGGAGATTTTTCTTCTCTCATAGCCCTCTTCAGTTGCCAAACATCTGTTGCATCCTCGAACCGCGTGCCTTCCATCCTACCGAATGAAAAGCAATCCTCTCCATAATAATGCTCACGATCCTTAACATCCGATCTTACAAAAGCTCTAAAAGAAGAATGACCTCTAAGATCAAGGTCTATATCAAACTTATCAGTAAGCCTGGTTACCTTCTCTTTCGCCCTATCAAGATCTTTGGAGAGATTTTGAATATATGTGAAATCCTGATGATAATCGTTACCGATATTCATCCCATTATAATACCGCGGGATAGCGTAAACTTCACCTACTTCCCATAGGGTGTAATAAACGTTGGTAAATCCGATAGTTTTCATTTTTGTGTGGTTTTTACATATATAAAGATAACAAAAGTTGTCCACTCTACCAACTTTTTCTATACAAAATGTTATACTGTTTTATGTAAAAATTCCCAAATTTTCTTTGGTTTATACGTAATATTCCTCATTATTTATCACTACTCTTATCTTTGGGCGATTTATCTTTGGCTGTGTTTGTTTCGGTAATACAAACCAGGCACCATTCCAAACAGATCCTTCTATATATTCGGTAAGTAAACAACGGCAATGAGGATGGAGGGCGGATATAGTAGGGAGCCAGTCTTTTTGCTTTCTTCCTATATTAGTTCCATTGCGCTGGAGCTCGGCAATAGTAAATAATTTAGGCTCTCCATCTTTTTTAAGATAAGCTTTCTTACAATGATCACAGGCATCGATTTGAACCTGAAAATATGCTCTAGGAGGTTTACCTACCTCCTCTGCTCTTCTCTCGATCATCGCCAATCTCCCTTCATTTAAAGCAGTGTGGGAGATGTATTGAACTGACTTATCGAAGTTACGAGACCAATCACCAGTTAATCCTGCGATTTTCCGGGCTATGTTCCGTCGAGATTGACGAGAAGCAGTATCATTAAGTATAATCTGTCTCATGAACTCTTCTTGATTAGATCTCACTACGGCGAACTCAGATCCTACCACATTATTTATATCCTGGAATATCCTTCCTCTCAGTGACCTTATATCAGCCATTGATTGCATCTGAATACTTTGAATCACCGCTTTCTCTTTTGCAGTTAGAGGGATGTAGTTCCCTCTTTCTATATAATTGATTAGTTCCTGATAGGTAAGTTTATTCACTCTCTCATCTCCTAAGATATTAGAGAGAATCCCTAGGTGGAAGTTCAATGAAACAAGATCAGTATCAGGTGTTATCAATCGATCAACATCTATCCCGCTGTTTTGAAGAATAGTTCTCTCGGAATCATTAAGAACAGACGGTCCTATGTTTCGGGCAGCAAAAAAAATCAACTGCCTATCTAGGATATCTAATAGAGTGTGAATTTGATCTGGTGAGAGCATTTTTTCATCCCAAATAACGAGCTATCTCTTTTACGCCTTCGACTAAATGACCTTGAAGGTCTTTTTTATAACGGTTTTCTATCGATTCAACGATCTTGATTTTCGCCTTCTCCTTGTACGGGTTTTTCTTCTTTTTTATCATCTCTATTGGGCTTTAATGAGTATAATGCCTGCTTAAACCAACTAAAGATATCTCTTCCTGTTATTACTCCTACGTTTTCCAGAAACGAAGAAAATTCATAAAATACTATATAGTATAGGGAAAGTTTAACAAACGGTATCTCCGGTACCAGGGCGCTTTCTACCATCTGACTAACTAACAATAGTACGGTATAGACCATTAACTTAATAATGGAGTCGAAGAACTTATTTGACTTAAATTTCTCACCTTTTTTGAAACTAGCCCAGATCCCGGTTATCGTATCCACGATGATGAGAATGGCAACAGCTATTAACGACTGCTTAATTGGTGCAACGAAGATACTTAAAGACGTTAATATCTTAAAAACAAAACCCTCTGAATGTATCTTCATCTTAATGGTGCTCATTGGTAAGTAGATTTTCTCCTACCCATTGATCAAAACTCTTTGTAAATGGATTATCCCCTTCATCATCTTGATCCAGGAACGGATTCGTATTATTAAAATCCTCCTCCTGCTGTTGACCTTGCTGATCCTGTTGCATCTGCTGTTGATTGATCAACTGCATGATCACATTATTAAGAGGATACATACCTACGTTATTAGGAAGAGGTTTCATCTTCTTACCTTTTCTCACCTCATCCGGTGTCATATAAACACCAGCTGCTTTTATTAAACGTTCTTCTTCTTCTTTAGCTGATTCAACATCTAATCCTACAAATCTAAATCTAAACTTGCGATCGGTTAGTGGTTCGATTATGTACTTATTTATATTATAGGCTACGAATGATAAGAGGGGCTTGAGTCCTTTGTTCTGAGAATATTGTCTTTCTTCTAACCCGGAATCTGGTCTACCTAATCCCGCTCTATTAGTTCCGCCTAACGGGAATCCAACCTCTTCAGGTGATATCTTATAAATCGCACACCCCAGCTTAATTAGATATTCTTGGAACTTACTTAATTCCATATCTCTGTTATTGATGTGCATATTCACCCACTCAAACCCATCAGCATCTAAAATGGGAATTTTGTGCGCGTTTTGCACGCCCTGCATCATTGCCGCCCAATCAGATCTAAATTGATCTAACATAGGTTGATTAATACCCCCTCCTCCTTGTTTTATAAGTAAGGCTCCTGAAGCGGTGGATCCGTTTCTAAAGAATTTAGAATTATATGCGTCTGCATTTAACATAGCAGTTACTACTGCTATAAGGTCTTCGAGTTCAGACCTTCCATATCCATTAGAACGTACGCTGGTTGTTGGATTTCTTGTTCCGAAGCACAATTCCCATGGATAGAATTCAGCAATAGGAACATGTTGCCACATTTGAACGTAAGCAGGGTAATATCCATTTATCTTAACCGCTTGTTTAACATTTCTGTTATGAAAGTTATCAGCTATACGTATCGTGCCTGCATCAACGGCAACAAACTGTGTTGGTAGTCCGGCTCGGTTCGGGATCACCTCAAAATTCATTTGATCTAAAGAAAGCGAATCCTCTACAATCTTTCTAACAAACGATTCAAAATCATCAGCATCCCACCGATTAGCCTCATCCCCACACTCGCATATAAACTCAGTTAGCTTTTCTATCTGTGCTTTGTCTGCATCAGTTAAATCATCATCATCTCCTACACCCCTCTTTTCAATAATGAATCCTGGAGAGTATTTGTCAGGTTGAGGTTTGCAGAAATCAGCTACCTGATCTTTTCTCGTATTGATAATCGCCCTAATAACAGGAGCCCTAGACATCGCACGAAGAACATCAAAAGAGAGCGTGCCTGGTTTATAGAGATAACCTCCGGCAGATGCTGTTTCTAGAGGGTCGATTATGATCGATTTCCTCTTAGTATTTACACCTCTATAGAAATTAGTAGATGAGAAGTTATTATTATCGTTTCTCAAGCTGTTTCTCAACAGATATTGTTCGGCTTTGACAATAGTATCTACATCTCGAGATTTGAAAGCTTTTTGCAATAACAATTCCCTCTCAACAGCGGCTTTTCTTTGCTCCGTGTCTACCTTGGAAAGACGCTCTATGATATTGTCGTTATTCACTCTCCTTCTCTTTTACGAAGATCAACTTAGGACCATTCTCTCCGTAAACGATGAATTGCTGTAAACTTCTACACTCAGCCTTAAAAAGTTCATCTCCATCGTCGTTACCTTTACTGAGCTCTCCTCTAAACTTATGGAGAGACTCTAAAGTGAAGATCGAGTATTGATCAATAGGATACTTTTCTTCAAATTCGGATTTGGAGATGATTTTTGCACACTCCTCCTCTCCTTTATACATTTCCGCCATTCTTGCAAATCGTTGGGCTTTATGAAGTGCTAATTCGTCGTGATTACTAAGTTGGATCATAAGATTTTCAGGTGATTTCTTTAAAAATACTAAAAAACCGTAGGGGCGTTTCCTACGGTTTTCAAAAGATCACCTACAAAAAATAAACCCTATCTTTCTAAACTAACTATCTCCTCTCTTAGTTTCTGTAGTTCGTCCTCAAGGACACTCGCTTTTTCCTTCAACGAAAGGATCTTATCTTGTTTATTCAGTATTATTTTAAACAATAGGACTTGAATGTTCTTCTTACCGTCTTTAAAGGTTCCTACTCTTTTAGTCAGGTATCCAAACATCTCACATAGATAAAGGTTTTTTTCCGCCTCTTGTTTATTTAATCCAGTCTTTCTCATCACCCTCCTGAGAGAGAACCAATTCTTCCCCACTCTCTCCTGGATCACGCCCGCGATCTCAAATGCGTTTTTCTTATTATCAGGATTGGTGACAAACTTCTGAAACTCGGTAAGTTCCTTACTCTCCTTGGTTTCCTTTCCTTCCTTTACAAGAACCTCTTCTTTCAAGCTCTCCAATTCCTTATTTAATTCCTCTATCTTATCCATGTGATTTCAATATTTTAGTAACTATTGGAAGTACTTCTTCAAACCATATCGTATCATAGCATTTCACTCTCCTTTCGGGAAACTCAAACACACTCATAGAATTATGATAATAGTCCAGGTGTTTATATCCGGCTTTTTGAACTTGCTTTAACCTGGATATTTTTTCCTGGTGAATGTTTTCGATATCTATCTTGTACTTCTCCACTTTTACCATTCAAATGTTAACCTGTGATTAACCTTATCAATTGATTCTATTCCTACAGACTGGGATCTCATCCTCTTTACAAAGTATCTCCACAGATCAACTAGCATCATTACATCATTCATTGCATGGTGACCATCGACATACTCTATGCCTGCTTTCTCACAACAACTCGTTAATCTAAAATTGGTTGTGGTCTCGGTAACCTCGCCCCAACACATCTTCGCAATCATTCTAGAATCTATTCCTTCTGGGATGAAAGATCCGTAACAATCATACTCCCCGGCTAAATAGTCTTTAAGATCCTTTCCTACTCTTCCGAATATATCCTGGAGAAACTGCCTATCAAAAGGAAGATTGTGTGCAATGAGTATAGGTTTAGATGTTCGGCTATTGTGTGTGTTGGCTTCTTTAAAAAACGTACACATATCATCTACGAGGTTAGGTAAAGGTATTCCTTTCTCCTCGCACATCTCTTTAGTAATCCCTGTTATATTAGCAGCTTCAGGATCGTAGGTTAGGTTTTCATCATAGGGTTTGACTAAATTATCATATGCCAATATCTTTTCTAAAGTGACTCCATCTAATGCTATTCCTGCAAACTCAGTTATAGGATATTTTTTGGCGTGTTCCCCATTCTTATCCGTACCCCCTGTTTCGAAATCCAGGATAATATAATTATTGATCTTTTGAGGTGCTGCTGCCATCTTTTAATCGTCAAATTCATCAAATAGAGTATAGGTAAATATATCGCCAAAGCCGGCTTTTACCTGTTTGTCGCATAAAGCTAATAGTGTTTCAAAATCCCCAGGCTTCTGTATTACCTGACAACCGGCACTATACCTCTCCACAAACCTAACCGCTTGCCACTTAGAAGCTCTATGTAAGTTCGACTTACAGTTATCTACAAAAGAAAATGCAGCCTTTTTTATCGGATCTCTATACAGAGAAAAATCAAGTTTACTGTTCTTATCATTATCTCTCACATACAGCATCTTCCCAATCTGTTCTAAAGCTCTATAGGGATTAGGTCCACTTTTCCCATGTAATCCTATCTTATAGCACCCCGGAAACTGACCCGGGCAAACGATAAGAGTACCGTTTTTATTCATTGGGTTTTGAAGCCAATATTTACCTGGATCGGTCGTTGCAGGAAATGTTACCAAACACCCTTCTCCATCTCCGTTTGTAAACGCAACGAAAATAAGATCGTCAAAGGAATTAGATTCACTTTCTATTGATCGATATCCTCCTATATTGAGATCATAAGGCTTAGTATAGAACTTATACCCCTTCTTCTCATATTGCTCCCTAATCGTGGTATAATTCATATTGGTATTCCTTCAAACTCAAACCTTGCAATTATTTTGTTGTATTCGTCACCATCAACCTCCTTTATGTATTGTAAATTTTCCTTAAAATCCAACATATTTACAATCTCCTTAGGATCGCCTTTCTCCCATTTATCATGACAATTTCCAGTGACGTAGAAACAATGAAGCCTAATATTACGCTCTTCTGCAATAAGATCCTTTCTACTATATTTACTAAGTAAATGACTGTGGCTTAATGACCTGTCTCCTCTTCCACATCCCTCGCATACTGGTTCTCTTTCTTGGTCTATCTTCTTGCAAATTAATATATATTCTCTCTCTTTTTCTGATCTTTTGGAGGAAAACTTTTTAATCACCTTAACTTTCTTTTTAGGGATCTTCTTTTCCTCCTTGTAATCCTCATATCTACTCTTACCCTTATGGGTCCTCTTATAATTGCACTCTGTGCAAAGGATATATTTCTTGTTTATAATATACCTAAGAATACCACAATCACTACAAACCTCTTTTATTTGAGCCATAAATAAGATGCTAATACAAAGCCGGTGCCAAAAGCAAATGCCTTTGTCTCGTACCATTTTTTAGGAGGTTGTTTGATTACTATTCCTTTAAACTCACTAACCTTCATGTTTTGATCAGAGAATTTAATATCAGTTACCAATGTTCCTTTCTTAAACAGATTCTTTCCCTTCCAGTATGAGGTTAGATCGAAATCAAACTCCAAATCATATGTATAAGTAAGAGATACTTGTTTGTTTCCGATCAACCCTCGTAATTCTAAGTAGTTGTTATTCCATTCAAACTTACCTAAAGTTGCTTGATTAATAATAGTATCGTAAACAGGAACAGTGACGGTATCCCAATCGATAAATTGAGCCCTACCCTGCCAACGTCCAACAAGTCTACTAAGACTTCCTATTTGTCTCTTTAATTCATCGACCTCTATCCCTATGTCGTCTTTAAATTCTTTCAATTCCTCGATAGTAACCTCGTGTGTTTTAATTTGTCCTATTAACTCTCCTTCTCTATTCTTGTAATAGTGTGCGACACTATAGGCGCTGTCGCGGGTGTTTTGTAATAAAGAGATACTCCTATCTCTGTTGTGTACAGTATTGACAGCTCCTATCAATAACAGTACCAAGATACTGATCAAGAACTCTCTCCAGAACAATTTCAAGAAACCTGCGATTATCATTTTTTTAGCTTCTTTTTCAAATCTTCAAATACACTATTCCTATTAAAATTAGAAACCACCTCCTCACCTGTTTTAGATACGTGTTTTTTTACATCCTCATCTCTACCGTCTATTACGACGTTATCAGATAATTTAGGAATCTCCGGTTCGGGTTCTGGCTTTATCTTCTTGAACTTACTTACAACATCTTCTGGGAGCTCTTCCTGAAATTCTATATCTATCGTTTTAACATCATCGACGCGTGATTTCTTCTCAATCATATTCATATTCCCTTCCGTAATTTGAACGACTGTTCTCTTAATCACCACTCTCTGAACTCCGGTAAGAGGAACTGTTCGAATTTCTTTGATTAAAGATAATAACTCTATTTGCTCTTCCAAACTTAATCTTGATAAATCATACCCGGGAACGTTTAACCCTCTATGGTTATCTTCTTTATTAACAACTACTGCTTTATGGTCATTGAACTCAATAACAAAAGACTTATCGTGTAATCCTAGAAGCTCTTCCTTCGATTTTAAAGCTTTCATCGCACCCACATACTTTCCGACCATAATCGACCAATCCTTAGTCTTAGGATTTAAAGGACGATTCGACTTATCAACCATCTCCATACACTCCCTATATATCTTCTCATATCGACTCATGTGGAGCCGGAAGATATACTCTCTATTCTTGTGTAGGGTATTGTCAGCATATACGTAAGCATGTCTGAGGAGAGGTATGAATCTAGTCTCAGTCATCTCATCATCATCTACCATAAGAGCAGGTAATATCTCATTAGGTTCCATTCCCATCTTAAGATACTCGTATACCTGCTCAACTTGCTTTTGATACTTCTTAGTATCTATTAACCTGGCACCCTGATGACCTTGGCCTTCTAAAACAGGGTCGTCGTCATTGAGAAACGTATGCACTAATTCGTGCAAGTTTCCTTTATTATCTTTCCCCTCCATCTTAGTTTCTATGCCCATAATGCAAATAACTTTTTAGAAGAAACAGATTTGTTAATAGCATATACCAGTAGGTCAACGGCTTCGTCATGAACGGCTTTAGGAAATGACGCCAGTTGATCTAGGAATTCTTTATTCCACTCCCCTTTTACCACCTTCACCTTTCTTGCCATAGTTATAGGAGAAATTGAATTAGCCTTAGTTATTTTATCATCTCTCAGATATTCTCCCTCAATCTCTATAACATTAAATCCTGGAACGTTCTTTAAAGTCTGTGCTACAGATTTCCCTGATGCTTTAGGTTCTATGAAAATAGCACTATAGGCTGTGTTCCCGTTTATCTTGATATATTCTTTAAGAAACTCTATCAACTTGGGAAATTCCATCCACACTGACTTGAAATTAACTACATAAATGTCTTCATCTTTTTCAAAGAAAGTAAGAATACCCGTAGGATCGTTTCCTTCGACTTGATTCTCAGTAAATGCGGTATCTATGACGAACTTCATAGGACTACGATGAGGATCTCTATTAACCAGTTCTGGCTCTATGATGTCAAACCACTTGCGCTTGAAAATATTACCTTCAGGTGGAACAGGACGCTGGCCAAACTGTCCGGCATAATAAAGAATCCCTTTCTTTCTCTCCGCCTCTAAAACAGATTTACTAAATCGACTACCCCAGAAAAGTCCATCATCATCGTAATATTTTTTCAATTCAGGAGGGCTTACCATCTCAACATCATACTCAGCAGGAATACAGATCCATCTATGGTCGGCCGGGCGCCCTTCTTTAGGATCCATTAAGAAACCTGTCAAATCATGCTCATGCAGCCTCTGCTGGATAATAATCCTTCCGCCTACGGCAAGGTCGTTTAACCTATTGGAAACGGTTTCATTATATCTATCAATAGTATTCCTCCTTTCTATTTCTGAATTTGCTTTCTTGGGATTCTGAGGATCATCTAGAAGGAGAACATCACCTCCCATACCTGTTACAGTACCGTCCATACCGAACGCATAGCTCAGTCCTGTTGCTGTGGTTCCATAGTGACCGGCTCCTTGAAGCTCTTTTCTACGCTTTACTTTATACCCCCTTAGTCTTTGATAGAACGTATACTCGATTAAATCTATCGCTAGGCGGGTAAGGGTATCGGCCAGCGTATCAGCATAAGAGGCTGACAAAAACTTCATAGATGGGTCTATCGTCCAACACGACGTTGGCCAAATAACGCTTGCAATCATTGATTTAGAAGAACGAGGAGGAACGTTAATGATGATGTCTTTCTCTCGAGGGATCTTGGCTAGAATCCTTTCTGTTTCTGCCTGAAGAACATCGCATATGTATTTTGCATGCCAGTTTTCATCATACTCCTGGCCGGGGTGAAGTTGACAGAAAGCTACTTTATAATATTCATAAAAACTTTTCTTGTATACCTCTCTCTCTAAATTTATTTCTAGTTTACTGAGTACGCCTACGTCCATAATTAACTAAGAGTTTGTCAAACTCCCCTCTTTTGTCTTTTACCTTTTTGTCCAACGTTTTAAAATCCCTAGCCTTGTTAGTGGAATAGAATAATATATTCTCCTTCTCAGATTTTGCATAATCGTCTATCAGACCGTTCACAAATTTTATTATCGAGTCCACTATCTTCGTGCTTTATTTAACAACTCATTTAGTCTTGTTTGTTTGATTTCGTCTATTTTTTTTATGTCATAGTCATTATCGACAGACTGAAGCTGAAGGGCTGTTATCTCTCCCGAATCGACTCTCATATGAAATCCATCTTTATGCATTCCTAATAAAACCTCTTTAGCTTTCAATGCATTCATACTATGAGTATATGAACCTATCTCGTAGAGCTTCTTATAGATAGTCTCATATCGGGCAATATGTAAAGAGATTAAAGTATCTACTTCGTAATTCTTTCTC